GTCACCTGAATACGCGCTGTAGGGATTTTTAGCCCCCCTGGGGGTATAAAGTGCCGAAATTTTAATAAAAACGCCATATTTAATTGTTTTTACTCTCGTAGGCCTTGTTTTTAATCTAAAAACGATACCCGAGGCCTTGTGTAGTAGCCCGCGTATACATTGCCCTATATACATAAATCTAAATACATATGTTAGCATATACATAGGCTACTTTTTTCTTTCTCTTAGCTTTCTATTATGACAAGCGTGACAAAGACTTCTCAAGTACTTAAAGTCGTAGGGGTCCTCGCCCCTGGCTATAAGGGCCTCTCTCTCTTCGATATGATCCACGAGGTCGGCCTGCCGTACCATGCCCCGGGCCTCGTGCTCTTCGCATAGCGGGTGCAGCTCCCTAAACGCCAGCGACGTACGCCGCCACTCCATACCGCCGTAGAAAGCCCTTGAGCCCGGGGCCTTGCCCAGGTCTTTAAAGCGGTCGGTTTCGTTGTGCTTATGGGTAGGGCAATATCCAGGCGAGGCTATGGTAGCGTTACAGCCTACTACCCTGCATATCCACTTAGCGGCCTTCATACCTTAATAATACCTTTGGATAGGCACATAACCAATCGAAAACGCTCTTGTCTTGTCACTAAAAAACGTAAGACCTTTATTTATAGAGAGTTACGCTTTTCTGTCTTGTCTTGTCTTGTCACTCCATTTTACCACAAGACAACATAACAGCCATATTTACCAATAACTTACGCTATTTTGTCACGTTGTCTTGTGTATTTCGCTCTATCCCCCTACGGGAAAGCTCGACTGACATACAGTTTTTTAGTGTTTTTAATTAATTATTTAATCGACCTGTATGTAAATGACTTTTTCTGGCGTACTGGATATGATATTTTCAATAGTGACAAGACAAAACGCTGTAAGTATGTTAATTATCTTAACTTCCGTTGTCTTGTCACTAAAAAAGCTAACAAGACAGACAAGACAAAACACCCTAAAACGGCGAATAAAAATTATTTAACGCAGATTTTTGTCTTGCCTTGTCTTGTCACCGCTCACAAGACAAGGTGACTTTCATTTACACTTTTATTTATTAAAATCGTATGTGCCCAAAATACGCTAAAATGTCCCTTTTATTTAATTTAATTATTTCGTATTTATTTATTTTGCCGACTGGCATATTTACACGATTTTAGCCATAGTTAAATAAAAGTGTAAATATAGAAATTTGAGTTTAGCCGTTACCAGGGCCGGGGCGGCGGGGCCGGGAGCCGGGCGGCGGGAGCCGGGAGCCTTTTCACTGTACCGGCCCCGCGGCCTTAATTATATTGGGCTTATGGAGCCGAAAATAGTCGAGGGCGTCGCCGGTCTTTGGCATTACCATTTGTCCGAAACCGGGTTAAATGGAAAGCCCGCGCTCTGTGGGAATAAAGACGTAATGAGTACCGCTATACCTCTCAAGGCCTGGGGTAATACCTGGCCCTCGCATATACCGAGCTCGTACTGCGAAACGTGCGGTAAAATTTACAAGGGTCTTTTACCCTGGCCCGGGCGCTCAATGCAGGACCCGACGCGGTCACCGGTAACCCTGCAGGAGCCCCGGCGTCAGGCTATCCCATTTACCAAAAATCACGCGCAAAAAATCGGCGGCTACCCTACCGGCTCAGCCCGTACGGCGTAGCGCTTAATACTGGCTCGATAGCCAGGGGCGCGGGGTTTTAGGGCCTCGATTTTCTCGGGGCCCTTTTTATTGCGGCCAACGTGTTGCGGCACAATGAAAGCGTTAGTTTCCATTTGCCGCTGTTGTTTGGCTGTTAACTGGCGACTCGATATTCTTCTGCCGCCGCAATTCACCACACATATTTTCAAGATTGTTTGTAATTTTGTCCATACACGCCCTACAAATTACCTTTGACGGAGGGCATACTGGATTTCCATCACCGTTTGCACAAAGAGATAGAGCTTTCATTGGCACCTTTCCTGCGGCGGCCTTTCAAATTAGACTCGCCAGTTAATTTCAACCAACGCCTCGGCAAATCAATGCTGGCCCTTGGCTGTCATTGTTTGTCCTGGTGGTTGTTGTTGGCCCACACATTCTAAAACGGTAATTCGTTAAATTCTTTTCCTTGCTCAACTATTTTCAACGCCATTTTCATTTGCTCACCAGATGGAGCTTCTCCGAGTTCTTTCGCGACGAAAATTTTTGCCGCCTTTATTGCGCTATCTGCTTTGTCCCCTTCTTCCAACTCAATCTGGATACCAACTTTTTTATTATTAAATCCTGGAAGTGATTTTGTCCTTTCGAACGATACATATTTTGCCTTCATTTTCTTTCTCCTTTGTTTAATTGTTAATGTGGGCCAATTTCAACCAACGGTTTACCAAAGCTGAAGTTGCGGTTCCTCCGCAATTTGCGTAGCGGACAGCTTTGGTGTGTTGGTGGATGTAAACCGGTCTACCTTAGCGTAGTTTTTCGCGGTTATCATCCACCGAATTTTCGATTCTAAGGGGTGCGCATCCTCCCGTAACCGAGAGGGGCGGCTCCACGATCCGCCACCCGCAGCCCCATCGCAGCGCCAGCCGGTTGCCCGCATGCTCGCCCCGGACTCCGACGCCAGTGTGTACGTGACCATTCGCCTGTAACCGAGACACTGCGCCGCACGCCACGCCGCACCGTAGAGAAAGGAACATGCGTTGCGATACCCATTGGTGCAACACCGAGTAACCTCTACCGTCCACTTATCGTCAAGCATGCGGGCAACCGGCCTTCCGATAATCGCCACGCCTACGAGCTCGCCAGCCGTCCCAGCCCCAATGCAGAACTTAGCCCCGACAACGGGCTTATGGTGACGGTGCAGAGAGCGCACCCATTCGTTCGCTTCTGCAAAGGTGATTGGTATAAGCTCTAAAGCCAAGCGAAAAACCTCCAACTCAAAGAGACCGGTTTATTTTCACCAACGTGCTACGGCAGAACCATTGCGCCGGAGGCGTTGCGGTTTGCCGGTGTTGGTTGATGTAAAAAGCGACATTATTTTTTTGTTCCTTCACAAAATTCTGTAGCACTTTTTTCCCAACCAGCTTTAAATGCAAAGAACATTTTTTCTTTTAATGTTTTTGTGAAAGGGCTATTTGATCCCTTTTCACCATATTGCTCTATGCACCACTCTTCAAATATTTCTCTTATAGCTCTCATTTTTTACCTCGCTTTTTATTTCAACCAACGTTTGACAAATGTATGCCGTGCCCTACGATTTACGAATACACTTAACCGGACACTCTGAAAGATCGTTTAAAAACAGACACTCGTTAATGGAACGGCATGGCATACTTTGCTCTGTTGCTGGCTGTAACGCCACACCTTCCACGCTCTTCTGCCGCGCCTCTTCAGCCCGTTGATGGTGCATAGCTCGGTGCCGAGCCCACCCCAAAGACTGTATCATTTTACCGCAATGTGGGCACGGCCTTGTGCGATTACCTTTGTACATGAGCGCGGCCTTTCAAAAATGGTTTACGTGTGGCGTTATTGACTGCAACAGGTGCATAACTGCACCCAGCCTTTTATTCTTTAACCGGTTTATTTCTCTTTTTCGGCGCGTTGGCCCCGGGGGCCGGATCCTCGGCCTGGGCGGCCTGGCCTTTGGTTTTGGCGGCGCTGTGGGCACGGCCCGGTCCTGGTCCTGGCCGCCTACAAGTGGCCCGGGGGGCCTGCTTACGATATGCAGGAGCGCCCGGCGCTCTTCCGGCGAGCTGCCGGGGTCCTGGGGGGCCGCCGAGTACTTAGCCATAGCCGAGGCGATCCGCGCCGCGCCGGGGCCGGTATCATCAGCCTGCAGTATCAGCGGGGCCGGGGCCTCGCCCTGAGCGCCTGCAGCGGCCCCGGGGCCTTCGGCGCGCTCAGCTATAGCCACGGCGAGCCGTGCGACGCTGGGGTCCATATCCCCGGCCCCGGGCTCCCCGGCCAGGTACCGCCGGGCGCGCTCCAAAAACTCCCGGCCCCCAGGGCGCGGCCCGCCCGCCGCCGGGACCTCGGCCCGCTGCAGGGTACCCAGGCCGAGCCCAGGCGCGCCGCCCCTCTCCAGGCCCTCAGCCGCCGCGTCCAGGTCGGCAAACTCCACGCGGCGAAGGCCGAGGTCGCCCCTGATACATACCTGGGCGGCCTTGAGCTGCTCTTTATAGTGGGCTATTACCGCTACCTCTTTTTCGGTAGGGCTTTCTTTCCTACAGAGCTGCCGGTAGGTTTCATAGGCTACCCGGTATAGAAAAACTACCGCGGCCCGGGTAGACGGTATGCCGTTATCCTTTTTTCTTTTCATGGGTAGTTACCTCCTGCTGATTTTTATAATAGGGAAAATCCACGTCGTCGTAAGGGCGCTCAAGATCATAGACCGGCTCGGTAAGCGAAAGTATAGCGGTAAATGTAAAGGCTACCACTACTATAGTTATCATAAGCAGAATTAAAGATACCATTTAATCTCCTATCAATTCGCGGTAGTCGTCCTCAAAGCTCTGCACTGGCTCCGGTGCCTTTTTAGCACTCGCCCCGCTAATCAGGCTAAGTATTTCCTCGCCTGTCTTTTCTTTATTCCGCTCGATAATTTTAAGTAGACCTTCTACCGTAACCCGGCCTTCCTTTTTTGCTTTTACCGCCTTTTCAGGCACGGCTATAAAAGTACTATTAGCTAAAGCGTCCACGAGGTCTATATCCTCTTTCTTGTCTAGGGGCATTATCACGTACATATTACCAGGAAAAAACAAGAGGGTAGCCCCTAGCCGGGAATGACTGTATACCTCGCAGTCTACGTCGCCTGTATCGGATAAAACCGTTTTCAGATATTTACCGTTAAAGTCGATTGGATTAATGCTAAACGGGCTCGCTATTTTAGTGTGAAAATATTTTTCTGTATCGGCGTTATACGTAATTAAATTCCCCTCGAAAAAATGCGTATCGCCATTTTTCGTTTTACAGTACGGTATCAGGGTATCTAACGCGGCTAGTAAAACGCTTTTTTGCGCCGCTGGCATTGGGCGTATTTTTTCTTTATCAATTTCCGGTAGAATTTTTCGGTAATCAGGATAAGGCCCTTCCACACATTTTACTATAAGGGTGTTGCCTTCAAATATAGCCCTTATATATTTGGCTTCATCTTTTTCGATTAGCTCGATAGAGCCTACCGTAAAGTTATTATTAATGTACTGTAAAATCTTTGCAAACCTTGACGGAACTAAAAAATTACAGTCTATATCCCCCGGCGCTATCTCTCTATAGTGCAGGATATGGCCGTTAGTAGCGCAAATTTCATTCAGACTAAAATCATAGTTTACCCCGGTTAACGCTATTCGTTGAGTATAATAACTAGCGGTATAGCGGGAAAATTTTTCGATATCCGAGAATATATCAACCGGTATTTTTATCCCTTCGGGTAGTTGCAGAGGACCCGGGAAGTCGTCCTCAGTCATATGCTCGGCTAGACTTGCTTCCAAGTTTCCGGTTTTTATGTAATCGGGTAAGAAGACAAACCCGTTTTCTATCGGCGCGTCTTTCAGTATCAGGGTATACTCCAGGTCTGTAATTGTCAGCACGTGGCCCTTTATTAGGCCGTGCATAAGCGCGTTTAGCGTAGACTTTTTAGGGTGTTCGCTAAGCAATTTTTTAACATGTTTTGCTTCTATCATTTCTGGCTCCTTTGGTTAGTTTGGTTTTATTTCGGTTACGTATACGCCCGGCTCCGGGGCCCGGGCCGCGGCGGCCTGGTCTAGCTGCTTTTTAATTTTCGCGCTGTACTGGTCAGCGAGCTCGATAAAATAGGGGCACTGGTTAATACTGTTTTTATCCTCTCCCAGGCCCGAGCGCTCGCATAGCTGGAAAAGCCTACATAGTTTATCTCTTTTGTATGGGCAAATATTCATTTTATCCCCTTACGTTTTAAGGCGTATTTAACTTTAGCCTGGGCCGCGTTTACTAACTGCCTGGCCCGCTCTTTACATATCCCGAGCGCGTCGCCTATCTTGCCCAGGCCTAAGCGCTGCACGTGCCGCATATCGAGCAGGACTTTATCTTTTTCCGATAGGCTACCCCGCAGCGGTAGGGCCCCCTCGGCGGCCTTATAGATACGGTCCAGGCTCTCGTCGGGCTCGGGGCCGAAGGCCGAGAAGTGGCCCACCGCGCCCAGGGCCCGCGCCTGCAGGTCTACCTCGAAGTTATCCTCGCCCCCGGGTCTTTTCATTTCCAAATCTATAAACCGGTAGGCGGCCAGCTCTTCGGCGCGCTTGAGCAGCGCCCTAGCTATTTTGGCGTTACCTTTTTTCGCGGCTGTTTTAGCCGCCTGCCTTCGGTCTTGTGTAGCACGCTGTAGGTATATTTCGCCGCCCTGGTCGCGCTGCCACTTATGGAACTCGCTTCTCATCCGATAAACCCACCAGCTAATAAATTTAGAGCCGTGATTAAACTTGTAGGTAGCTATAGCGCCAATTATCGAGGCCCTGCATACGTTTAATATATCTTCGGTAAAATCGGTTTTATACTCCCGGGTTAGCTGGTAGTAGGCCCCGTATATAAGACCCCTATTACGCTCTAATAGAGCCCGTACGGCTCTATCGTAAATAGCTTTCGACGCCCGGTCCTTACCGGTATGAGCCTGGGCCGTCCTTACGAGCCCCTGGTTAAGGTCCTCGGCGGTTATTCTCATAGCAGCTCTTCGGGCGTTTTATTATACAGTTTCTTAAGCAGCGCCGGGTCGTTTTTCGTTTTATCAGGATGAAAATAGACGTACTTTCGGGCCTGGTTTTCTAGCCTAATCTGTACGCTATGGTAGCCCTTATCCTGCAGCATACGCCGGAAGCGGTCGCGGCCCATACCGACGCTTGCTATATCCTCGCTAAAGCCTTCCAGGGCGGCGGCGGCGTAATCGTAATCGAAAACCGCCGGGGCCTCTTCCTGCAGCCAGGCGTCGACGTCGGCCCCGCCTACGCCTACCGAGGCGTTTACCATCTGAATTTTAGTTAAGGTTTTCGGGGCCCGCTTAAAGTGGCCCTCGTCTACCGGGTAGAGCTTGAGATATTTAAAGAGCGCGGATATATTCAGGTCGTCCATTTTCCATTTTATGATTTTATCTATACCGGCGTTATCGAGCGGCTCGCCCGCGCCCCGCATAGCATATATACGGCGCTCGTTTACGTCCCGTAGCGGTAGGGCGTCTATGTTATTTGAAAACATTAAAAAATTAGCGTATACGTGCGACGTGTAGCTATCCTGGCCCTTCGCCTGGATATTGGCTACCGTATCGGCGAGCAGGGACTTCATACGCTCCCAGGTCTGGTATTTACGGCTCCCGGTATTAGCTTTTATTTCCTGTACGACCGCTATAAGGCACTTATCCAGAAAGCCGTTAAAGCGGCCCTCGATATCATCCGCGCTTACGTCGTGCGTATTATGGGCCCCCACGAGCAGCCGTAGAATATCGAAGAGAATACCGCGGCCCGTGCCGGTAACCGGGGTAATATTAATAGGGGTAACGAAAGACCTTACCGAGGGGTTTTGAATTAACCGGGCGAGCCACTCGATAAACCAAGCTCTTTCGGGCTCGTTAGGGAATAAGTGAGTTAGGAAAATCTTAAAGGGCTCGACCCGCGCCTGGTAATCCGGTATCTCGTCTACGTGCGGCGGGAAGAAAAAATTATTGATATACATAGTATCGTCGTCGTAACTATTTTGACGCCTGCAATACCTCGCGCCGCCCGGTAAATAGGTATAGCCCGCGTAGTGTCTTACGTTGCGGGAGTTCTGCCAGGCCGTAACCATCGGCTCGACCTCTTCGGCCCCGTCGGCGTTTACAAACCTGTGATTATAGCCGCTATTCTGCTCTTTAAAAGCCCGTAGAGTATGCCGCCGGACCTTATGTATAGGCACGCCGCCGTCGTATACTTCGGTACTCTCGGGTAGGTCTACCATACTGAACCGCTTTTCCCAGTCTGAGAGCTTTTTACTTTTTTTCTGTAGGGTAGGGTCCTCGGTATCCTCGGTAACCGTGTTATACATCTGGATAACCGAGGCAAAGGTTATGGGCTCAGCGGCGTAAGTATTGGCCCCCCAGCTCGGCCAGCGCTTCATTATCTCTTCGTAGTTATAATCGGCTGAGCTCTCCGACCATTCCAGGAATATATCGAGCCCCTCCTGGCTGCCTTCAAACTGGTGATATATAGCCATACCTACCGAGCGCCAGCCGAGGCCGTTTACCTGGCCGTCGGGGCTCAGGGCGCTAAGTATGGACCGGACCCGGTCGGCGTCTATATTCAGGGGCGGCTTATAATTCTCGAAAGCGGTAAAGCCCTGCAGCTCGCCGTCGCTGGCTACCCCGCCCGAGCGGGCCCGGGGCCTACCCTTCGAGAGCTTTGTCCTCGGCGCTATGCTATCGAAGTACTCGAAAAGAGCGTCTATTTTCTCGCCGGTTAGCGTCGGTAGCAGGTCGCTCTCGGTTTCGTGCAGCTCCCCGCCTACCCAGGTATAAAAGGTTTTAGTCTTAGGATGTTGCCCGTAGGCGACCCATTGCTGGCCGGTAGCCTTTATTTCAATTTGGTGAGTTACGCCTAGCTCGTCCTCGTACTTCGCCGACTTATCGGGTCCCAGGCCCCCGGGCGGCGCGCTGCAGGGTATCAGGATACGAGGCGCGTCGCCTATCCGGTAGGGGGCCTCGCCGATATTTTCGGTACACCAGGCGCGGAGCTTATCTACTATCTCGCGGTCGCGCACATCTATATCTATCCCGGGGTTAAACTCGCCGAGCACGCCCAGGCCGCCGTAGTACCGGCTATCTATCCAGGCATTTAAATCTTTCATAGTGGCCCGTATTTTCGGCCAGCCTTTTTTATTCGGCGTTTTCTCCCCGGCCTTAATAGGTACCAGCATATAGCGGGCCGCTATAAGCGCCGGGCCGTGCTGCTTTTTCAGGTTAGTTTCCATTATTTACCCATAGCCTTTAAAATGAGCCTCAAGGCCCAATTAATTACAGCCAATATTTTATTGGCTATCCGTAATAGGCAAAGCACGGGCTAGGCGGCGCTGCCCGGCGCTTTACGTGCGGCCACTTCTTTACGGGCGAGGGGCAAAGCCAGTTCTATAATTTTCTCAAGGGCGTCGCCGTTATTCTTACAGCCATAGACGCCGCGTATAAAAAGAAAGTCTCTCTCGTGGTCTACGGAAACGTCGCCGTATAACCTGTTTTTATTTTCGTTCACTTTTTACCCCCGGTCTATTTGTTGAAGCCAGTTTCTATTAATTTCGACCCTGAAAGTATGCCCCTGGGCTACGTTGTCCGTACCGGATAAATAGGGCGTAGTAACCGAGGCCTCGATAATTCCACGCTCGAAATTATAAGCGACGTTTCGCAGTATAACCCGGTTACCCCTAAATAAATCGGCGGGCGGGGTCGCCCCCTCGGGTATGACGGCGGCCACGCCGTTAAACTCGCTTAGGCGCTCGTTTACCAAGCTCCTGAGCGCCCGGGCCGTCTCTATTGCCCTCTCGGCTTTATCCATTTTTTCAAGCAAGTTCATAAGGCCCCCTGCAGGTTAAGGTACTGGGCTCTAAATTATGCTCTTTTCAATACTTTGGCAACAAATAATTTTTTTTATTGAAAGTATTGACGGCGGCCAATTAATAGCGTATTTTAGGGCTTAGTCTTTAAACGGAGGTTTACCAAAATGACCACAAAAAAGAAAGTCGAGCGCGCCGCTGGGCCCCCTGCCAGCGCGCCGAAGCTCAAAGACCACGCCCGGGCAGTTATGCCGACCGAGGTAATACTGGGGCCGAAAGCACTTGAGCGAATTTTCATTAATTTATTAACCGGCGGGGAGCCTACAATAACCCCCGACCAGGCGGCTAAGCTTTCAAATATTTTCGCTTTTATCGACTATAAAAGCCAGCTCGTAATTAATACCGGCGCGGCCTTTAACGGGTCGATAACCGTAAGGGCCGAGCCCATAAGCGCGGCCATAGTGCCCGACCTGCACGCCTTCGCCCTGGTTAATATCGTATCCGCTCTAACTCGGACGATAAGCGAGGACGTTACCGGCTTTATCCTGCAGCTCATGGCCGCCACGGGGAGCCAAAAAATAAGCCCGGCTAAAGCCGAGGCCCTGGCCGGGCACTTCACGGGTATTATTAACCTGCTCAAATCTTAACCACCCACTTAACCGAAAGGACGGTAAAAAATGTCAATCGAAAAACAAGCGGAAGCCCTTATCCAGGCGGTTTCCGATTTTCTCAACGGTATTAACGGGGCCGTAGCCGCCGCGAGTATCCCGAAAGCCGCGGCGGCCCCGGTCGCTGCAGCCGGGCCGGGACCCGGCCCCCAGGATGCCCGGGGCCGTGTGCGACCGCCGGGAAGTACGGCCTCGCCTGAGAAAAAGGACCTCAAGGCCCTGCAGGCCGCCGGGAAGGCGAAGGCCGGGGAAGTACTCACGGCCCTCGGAAAAGAAAAGCTTAAGGAGCTGCTCTCCCGCTTCGGCGTGGCGAAATACTCCGAGCTGCTCCACGAGGCCGACTATACCCGGCTTATCGAAATGGCCGACGGTATGCTCAGCGGTAAGGCCGGGACCGATGGCGGCGACGACCTGCTGGGCGGCGAGGCGGCCTCCGGGCCCGAGTACACCGCGGAGGACGTTAAAGTCCTCTTCCTCAAAGTCAATAACCATAAGGAGCTCGGAAAAGACGTTACCCGCCAGCTACTCGCGGAGCTGGGGGTAGCCAGGCTGCCCGAGCTGAAAAAAGAGAAATTCGGCGAGGCCGTGGCCCTGCTCGAAAAAACCCTTAAGAGCGCCGACGAGGCCCCCGGGGGCGCCTACGACGACCTGAGGCTCTAGTGTCTGAGGCCCACGCCCTACTATCAGCGAGCAGCTCGGCTAAGTGGCTGAGCTGCCCCGCTGCCCCGGCCTTAGAGGCGCTAATAGGCGTACGCGAAGCGCCTAGTAGCTTCTCCCAGGAAGGGACCGCGGCCCACGAGATTTTAAACCGGTGTCTTAGCCAGGGCATAGAACCGAATAAATTATTAGGCTGTACCGTAATTGTAGACCAGGGGCAACCGCATGAGATTACCCTGGAATGCACTCAAGAAATGGTAAACGCGGTCGATATAGCCGTTACGTACGTAAGGCGCTTTATTACCCGTAACGCTTTCCACGAGCAGCGGGTAGACTATTCGCATGTCGCGCCGCGAGGTTTCGGCACCTGTGACATAGCCTTAGAGGTCTACGATAAGGTCGGGGTAGATAGACGCTTAAACACGCTCTATATAATCGACCTAAAATACGGTATGGGCATAAAGGTCGCGGCCTTTAAAAATACTCAGCTACTACTCTACGCCCTGGGCGCGCTTAGGTCTCTCGATATGTTTTTTAACCGGCCTATCGAGCGCATCGTAGTTGTGATAATGCAGCCGCGGCTAGACCATATAGACGAGTACGAGCTATCCGTAGCGGAGCTAAAGGCCTGGGGCGAAGAGCAAAAACCGAAAGCCGAGCTCGCCGACCGGCTTTATACGACCGCACGCGAAGCGCTTGAGCTGCTACCAAATAACGGGCCGCCGGATAGGATAATACCCGCGGAGTATTTCAAGCCGTCTCAAAAGGCCTGCCAATGGTGCCAGGGCCGCCGGGCTAGTAAATGTAGGGCCTACGCGCTTACCGGCTATAGCGCCGCGGTAGAGGGCTTTAACGATTTTACCGATAGCGAGAAAGAAAACGTACCGGTTATAAACGCCTGCACGCTACGGGACCCCGCTATTTTAGATAATGTAGACCTCGCGGCCATTTATGATAAAATGGACGTTTTCTTAGACTTCGCTAAAAACCTCGGTAAAGAGATAGCGCGCCGCATTAAGGCCGGGCAAACCGTACCAGGTTTAAAGCTCGTGGATACCCAAAAAAGTAGGGCATGGAAGGGCGACGAAGAGGACGTTATTAAGGCCTTACGTACCGCCGGGCTCCAAAAAACCGAGTATTTAAAACAGGTTATAATATCGCCCGCTGAGGCCGAGAAAGCCCTGAAAATAGTAAAGCCAAAGGACTATAAGCGTCGCTATCGTAGGCTCGAAGCGGCTGCCATACATCGGCCCCCGGGCGAGCCCAAAATAGTGAGTACCGGCCAGGTAGAGGACGTAGAGAATTTACTGGATTAACTTTTCACTTAACAAGGAGTAAAAAATTATGTCAAAACATCTAATTATTAACGAGGCCCGCTGCTCTTTCCCCCAGCTCTACGGCACGCGGGTCGAGGACGGCGAGCACTTCGGGCCCGGTATCGTCCTGGTACTGGAAAAGGAAAAGCATAAGGGCGTTATCGAGCAGATTAAAGCCCTTATGCGGGAAGTCATAGCGGAAAATCCCAAGCTTTCCGCTCAGCCGCCGAAGGGCGACAAGCTCTGTTTACGTAGGCCCGACCGCGACGAGCTTAACTACCTCGAAGGAAACCTTATTCTCAGAGCCGGAAACCCTAACCCGCCGGTCGTGCTATTTCCCGACGGTAAAACCGTTATGACCGAGGCGGCCAATAAAATCTATAGCGGCTGCTACGTAAACGCAAAGGTCGAAATTTGGGGCCAGGTCAATAAATTTGGCAAGCGCGTAAATGCTAAACTCATAGCCGTTCAATACGTGCCCAAGGATGCCCCGAGCTTCGACGGTACTTACGTTAGCCCCGAAGAGGCCGTAAAGGGTTTCGGTTCGCTGGTAGACGACGACGCCGACCTGGGTTTCGGCTCAGCGGGCGGTGAGAGTATGGGCGAGGTCCTGGGCAAGGGCCAGGAAAAAGAGCCCGACGACCTTCTCGGATAACGAAAATACCCTGGGCCCCCTACGTGAATAAGCTTTATATAGACTTCGAGAGCTATAGCGAGGCCGAGCTTAAAAACGTGGGGGCCTGGGCGTATTCTAAGCACTCGTCCACTGAAGTTTTAATGATGGCGGGGGCCTTCGATAACGAGGCCCCGGTTATATGGACCCCGGGCGAGCCGCTGCCCCTATGGCATAATAGGCTATCCGCTCCCAGTTTTCAGCTAAATGCCTGGAATGATTTTTTTGAATTATGCCTTATGCGTAACGTGCTAAAGTGGCCGATACCGCCGCCGAGGTACTGGGCCGATACCGCGGCGAAAGCCGCCGCCCTGGCCCTCCCCCGGGGCCTGGGGGCCTGCGGCGAGGCCCTGGGCCTGCCTATGGATAGGCAAAAATCTAAAGCCGGGGAAAAGCTTATCCAGCTATTTTGTAAGCCCCGGGTAAGCACGCGGAAAGGCTCGCCCGGCCTGCTCGTACGTACCAGGCCCGAGGACGAGCCCGAAAAGTTTATGGAGTTTAAAAGGTACTGCCTGCAGGACGTAGTAGCCGAGCGTGAAATAGACCGGATACTACCTGAGCTGCAGCCGAGGACCCGGGCGCTGTGGGAGCTCGACCGTAAAATAAATTTAAGGGGCCTTCATTTCGATATGCCCGCGGTAAAAGACGCCCTGGTAATAATCGAAAAGGCCCGGGCTAAAGCCGCGGCGAAAATTTCCGATAATACGGCGGGTATGCTCGATAACATAGCCAGCCGCCCCCAGTTTTTAGAATACCTCGACCAAATAGGTACCCCGCTCGAAAGCGCACAAAAAGAGTACCTAAAGCGTAAACTCGCGGAGCTGGAAAAGCTACCGGATAAAAGGCACGCCGCCGATATTATCCGTATGCGTTTAGATGTTTCCCGGTCCTCGCTGGCTAAGTATGATAAAATGGTGGAGGTCGTAGACGATACGAGCCGGGCCTACGGCCTGCTACGTTTTCACGGGGCGAGTACCGGGCGCTGGTCTGGAAACCTAATTCAGCCGCAAAATTTTCCCCGTAAGTCTCTCGATATGCCCGACCTATGTATAGACCTTTTTAAGTACCAGGACCCAGAAATATTAGAGCTGCTTTTCGACGATAGCCTAGAGGCTATTAGCTACTGTTTACGCGGTATGATAACCGCCTCGCCCGGTAACCGCCTGGTCGTAAGCGACTTTTCACAAATCGAAAGCCGGGTACTCGCCTGGTTAGCGGGAGCCGTGGAAAAGCTCGAAGCGTACGTTAATAAAATGGATATATACATAATTAACGCTATGGCCGCTTTTAAAATAAGATACGGCGACGTAGATAAAGAGCAGCGCCAAATCGGTAAAGTTATAGAGCTGGCGTGCGGTTACGGCGGCGGCCTTAACGCTTTTAAGTCTATGGCCCAAATTTACGGCGTCGTTATACCGGATAACGAGGCGGCCCAGTTAATAAAAAACTGGCGACTAGGTAATCCTAAAATAACAAGCTATTGGAGATCCGTTGAGAGCTTAGCTATAGCCGCGGTAAAAGAGCCTGGCTCGCTGCAGCGGCTACGAAACGTCGGGTTTAAAGTTAAGGGTAGTGGGAACACCTCTTTTCTATTTTGCATACTCCCGAGCGGGCGGGTAATAGCCTACCACCGGCCCCGCCTGGTCGAGGGTAACTTTAATAGGCCCGAGCTTGAATACTGGGGCGTAGACAGTCAAACCAAAAAATGTATGCGCCAGCATACCTACGGCGGTAAGCTCGTAGAGAATATTACCCAGGCCGTCGCTATGGACGTTATGGCCGATAAAATGATAGAGATAGAGCCGTACTACCCCATAGTATTAACGGCTCACGACGAGGTCGTTTCTGATACCAAAAAGGGCGTCGGTAATATTGAGGACTTTAACCGAATAATGGTTACTGTACCGGACTGGGCTAAGGGGCTACCGATAGCCGCCGACGGCTACGAGGCCCACCGTTACAAAAAATAGTATTATCATTTAATGAGAGGGGGCTTTACCGTGATTAGTGCAGACCATAACTATAAAGTGGTGAGCCAGTGCGGCGCTACTTTCGTAACGTATGACGATAAGGAAAAGGCTAGGGCTTTCGTACGAAATGCCAGGGCGTCAATAAAAGAAAAATTACTCATATTACCGAATAACGATAAAACCAAATTAAAAGAGGCCGCCGGTACTCTGTAGGGGTAGGTATGAGACAAGCTAGAAACGTATCAATTTTTATAAAAACTCATCCGATAGAGAATAGAATTAGTAATTTCGTGCCTATAAGCTACAAGGGCGTTACCGTACCGGCGGGCTATATGAGCGACGGCCTTACCAAATTAATCAATAAATATCAGCCCCGTTGCTTGAGAGCGGCCTTCGTACACGACTATATATGCTCTACGAAAATACTACCGAGGAAAAAGGGCGATATCTATTTTTATGAGATAATGAGACTAGATAGCGTAAGCTCGGCGAAAGCCAGGGCCTTTTACTTAGCCGTAAGGGCGTACGCGGTTATAACCTTTAAAAAATAGGGGGCAAAAATGAAAGATAAAAAAGTTACCGCTCAATTTATAGTCAAGGTCGACGACGGTTTCGATATGCTCGAAAAAAGTGAGCGCGACCGCATTATAGCCGAGCGCGTAAAAAACGGCGAGTACGAGCGCGGCCAGGTATTGACCGTTGAGAACTACCGCTAACCAGGGGGCACTATGAAATACTTAATTTTTTTCGTTTTAGTCCTGCTTAGCTGCATATCGAGCGGGACCGATAGCGCCACGACCGGGCTACGCGAGGTCTATTTCGACGGCTGCCAATACGTTTTAACTCCCGAGGGCGGTATTACCCATAAGGGTAACTGTTCTAACCCCGCCCATCGTTAGCGCGTGCGAGAGAGCTTAATAGAGAGCGACGGCGTAAAATACGCCGAGGCCCGCGGCTGGCTGGTCTATAAGTGGACCTCGCCGGGCCGGGCCGGTATACTCGACCGCCTGCACTTTAAAAACGGCTTTACCTTCGCTATCGAATACAAGGCTACTGACGAGAAGGCAAGCGTAATGCAACAACAAGAGGCTATGAGACTAAGCGCCGCCGGTATACCGTGCCGCTGCTGCGATAACCCAGGCGACGCCCGGGCCTTTATCGATACCATGACGGCAGCCGCCGACCGCGACGACTGCTTTATAGCCCAGGTTTTAGCTCTCGATATAAGCTCTTTCTACTGGTAAATGCCCCGATTTAAAGAAAGCGAGCTGAGAGTATCTCAGCACCAGGTAATAGAATACGGGGCCGTTAATAATAATTTCGCTTGTTTTAGTAATATGGGCTTCGGGAAAACCGCGGCTATCATTACCCTGGTAGAAAAATTATTCAGGCTAAAAGAGGTTAGGCGGCTGCTGGTAGTAACTACCCTACGGGTAGCCCGGGATACCTGGCCCGAAGAGCTGCAGGACTGGGAGCAGAGCTCGTATTTAAAATTTAAAGTGATATCCGGCGACGAGGGGGCCCGGCTCGCCGCGGCCCGGGGTAAAGAGCAAATTCACATAATTAACCAGGAAAATTTCGTATGGTTAGCCGAGCGCGCCGGGCGTACCTGGCCGTACGATATGGTAGTTTTTGACGACGTAGAGGGCTTTAAAAACGCTAACCGTAAAACGGTACCGAGTAAAGCCATCTGCCAGCACGAGAGCGCGTGCGGGCTCTATGAACACGAAAATAGCCGGGTATGTACCTGGGCCGATTTTTGTATAGCGTACCGGCCCGGGGCCTACGCGCCCGGCTGTATAATGCCCTGCCAGGACTTTAAGCCGGTACGCCCGGCGTCGCGGGCCTGTACTACGCTCTGCAGGCTGTTTGCGAGCCCCCCGGCGCGTTATACCCGCTTCGGCGCGCTCTGCGCCCTGGGCCCCCAAATAAAGCGACTGGTACACTTAACGGGCACGCCCTCAAACCGCGGCCTCTTAGATCTATGGCCGCTTATCTTTACCCTCGACGGCGGCGACCGGCTGGGCCGCACGTATAGCCAGTATAAAAACCGGTTTTTTAATAAATCTCATAACGGCTTTACCTGGGAGCTTAAGCCCGGGGGCGCCGCCGAGATACACGAGAAAATAAAAGATATCTGTATTTCGATAACGTCCGAGGCCGAGGCCGAGCTACCGGCCTGCCAGCATATTAACCAGGTTATCGAGCTGCCGGGCGAGGCCGCCAAGCTTTACGATACTTTCGAGCGGGACCTGTTTTTAAATATTGACGGCGAAGAGATAACCGCCGCTAATAGCGGGGTCCTCGCCGGCAAGCTCCTGCAGGTGTGCGGGGGCGCGGTCTATACCGGTACGGGCCGGGACTGGGTAGAGCTGCACGACCAGAAGTTTAAAGCGCTCGATAGCATACTTTTAAAGCACAAGTACGAGCCGGTACTGGTCGGCTATAATTTCGAGCACGAGCTAACCAGGCTAAAAGCTCGCTATCCCTTCGGCGTCAATCTGGCCGACCGTCGCGACGCGGTCCACGCCTGGAACGCGGGCGAGATACCGCTACTATTTACTCACCCCAAGAGCGCCGGGCACGGCCTTAACCTGCAGCGCGGCCCCGGGCGGGTCCTGGTATGGTTTGGTTTGAGCTGGCGACTAGACCATAACAAGCAACTAAATAAGAGGCTATGGCGACCGGGCCAGGCCCGAGAGGTTTTTATTTATTACTTGATAGCCAAAGGCCGGGCCGACGTCCGCTTAATGCAGGGCGTAGCTAAATATGACTGGACGCAAGACCAGCTCTTAGAGGCCGTAAAGCGAGACGCCCGGCTAAAAAACGCCTAGCCCGACGATCCGCGAGGGGGCCGCAACCAAAGGAAAATAAAATGAGCAAGCTAAAAACGAGAATAAAAAAGGCCGCTGAGAAAACGCCGCTTTTCGCTATGGCCGTCGGTATGGGCGTTAATCCCGCTACCCTTAACCGGATTTTAAACCATGACGCCGAGCCTAAGCAAGCGCGGGTAATTTCCTCTATCGAGAGCTGGCTATCCGAGCGGGGCTTTTAATATGAAAAGCGTAGACGAGATTATTATGGAAATGAGCCAGCTAATATCCGGCCTTGAGGCTATACGGATAACTTACGAGGTTACCGGCCAGGTCGAGCGGGCCGCCGTAGTGGCCGAAAAGGTAAAAAGCGTCGAGGACTGCATACGGATAGCTGAGGGCGGCTAAAGGCCCGGCCCGGGGCCTGGGGAGCTGCGGGGGGCCCGCCGCCCGGCTCCGGGGTCCTGGGGCCTGGCCCGGGGCCTGGGGAGCTGCGGGGGGCCCGCCGCCCGGCTAAAAGCTTTCGGTAATTGTTAGGTTTAGCTCTTCGGCCTTTTCGGATAGCTCCATAAAGCGGGCGAAAGTAGCGCCCGAGGACCCTACCCCGAGCTTACCCTTAACGCTTGCCAGGCTAGACCCCAGGAGTACGCAGCCCAGGCTATCGTCCTCGATATTACCGATATGGAAAAGGACCGCGGAGCGCCCGGGTACCTCGATTATTTCCCAGGTGTTTTTATACTTCGGGCCATTATGCCGCCTGCAGCGGTAGCGCCCCGGGGGTATACGCGAGTTAGCGCCGTTGCCGCGGTCGTTAGGCTCAAGCGTCATACCGAGGGGTACGCCGTTATATTCCATAACGCCGTAAGTACCGTCGGCGGTTTCCGAGTACCTTACTATGCGTATGAAATGTACAGCCATTTAAAACCCGCTAGATAGACCGGTCGTCAAAGTATCCGCGTACGGCTACCCATAATTCGGGCGAGCTCGTATCGTATAGGTAAGCGATATTAATTTTCCCGTTACTCGGTATCATTATATCGCAATCGCATGAAACCCCGTAGTTGTGGTCGCTAGATACAGGTATAATGCTCTGAAAAACAAACTCCCCGACCCGTACACCGGCGTTTATAAAAGTAGTGGGCACGCTGAAATGACCGCCATAGGCCGATATTAACCCGATAGAATGTACCTCTTTTTCGGTAACGACGTTTAATTTGGCTAAAACGTCCCGCGCTGGAAGGGCCAGGCCCCGCGCGCCCTCGGTTAGCGTTATCTCTGAGTAGCTGTCGCTAGTATCGCTATGGTTTACGCCGGGGCCACTCCACATGGAATTAGGGTTAATAAATACATTATCCCCTATAGCGTACATTTCGATTAAATTAAAACTGCCGTCGCCGCCCGCCGCGCCTGTTTTAAAAGAATGTATAAAGCGCTTTTCGGTATATATACCGCTAACTACGTTAGTACCCGCCGGGTTATCGTCAAACATTATTTCAGTAGTGCCGTCGCTAGGTTTCATAATAACGAAAGCGTAGTACCACGTATGGGCCGCCACGGTTACGGCTGCAGCCATGCCGCCGAAAGTAGCCCCGTTACCTGGGGCCCAGGTCTTTAAGTTTTTTACGTGAGCCGCGCTCATACGGATAGGTACGCCGTTTTCAGAATAGCAAGAGCCGGGGGTAATAGTCACTACGCCATCCTGCCCGACGACGGCGTTATTTATGCTATACCCGAAACCCTGCACTTTCCGAAAAGTGGCGTCGCGTAGCGCCTTGGTATTAGCCTCGATACGGTTTAAATCCCCGTACCCGATACCGTCGTTATCTATCCAGTTAATTTTCGGGTCGGTCCAAAAGTCTGCCATTTTTAAGCCCTCCGTAGCTCGGCGCTACCCTGCAGCGCGCCGTCGTATTTAATGCTCTGTCTTTTTATAATAAAATTTCCTTTAGTCTCTACCGTAGCGCTTTTAAATTCTACCACCTCTATCGTACTCCCTACGGAAACTAGGGTAGTTATGGGCCAATCGACCGCGGCGTCTTGTCTTACCTGGCCGTATCGGGTTATGAGCTCCGCGACTAAAGCCTGGGCCTCTTCCGGCGTAGTTATCAGGATATTACCGGTAAGCGAAAACTCGCGTACACCGTATAGCGTTATACTATCCAGGTACTCCGCGGTCGTCTCGGTATTTTCTTCGAGCGTGTAGGGGCTACCTGTAGCCGAGATTTTAAACGTATCCCCTGGCGCGCCGGTTACCTGCAGAAAGGCCCCGAAGGCGTACGCGTCGGCCCGGGTTAGCAAAGGTACCCCGCTAACCGTGGTAAGCACTATACTAGCGGTCCATACCTTTATCGGGGCCTTACTCCACGCTATATAAAAATCTAATACGCCGCTACCGGGTATCTCAAAAGTATCGTCGTTACTGTAGATATCCTCTGGCGGTACGCCGCTCTCTATGTACTGGGTATAGCCTACCCGCACGCGGTTAATTAGCTCGTCTAGCTTCGGGTCGCTCTGAAAATTATAATAGTCGCTCATATCAAATTTTTGCCAGTTCTTTAACGGGGTAACCGCTTCCAGGTATTCACCTACGACCAGTATACCGTCGCGGTCTACGTATGTATAGGATAGCGTTACCTCGGCGAGGTCCTTTAAAATTTCCAGGTAGCTCTTAGGCTGAAAAGCGACGTTAGTAAGTACTATATCCGCCGTATCAGGGCTAACCCGCCAGGCTAGGTCGGGTATATCGTTTTTAGCCTCGGTAAGTATGGAGTTTACGATATCCTCTACCGGGCCGGTATAGTTAAGGGATTTTAAAAAATCTTTCTGGCCGAGCCGGTAGGTAATATCGTAGGCCGTGGTAGTTGTTTCCTGGCTCTCAAAGCTACTTATCCAATCTTTCGACCAGTATATACCATAGGGCATATAGCCGACCTTTAGCCCGCTCTCGGTTTCCACTATGTAGCCCTCTACGTCGCCGGTCATATCGGTAGAGCCCGGGGGTAAAACAAATCCCAGCCATACTCTTATTTTACGCCCCGAGCGTAGCGACGTAAGGTAGGGGCTATCGGTATTACCGTAGCTAAAGCGCCGGGCGGTATTTAGCAGCGCCAGGTCGAGCTCGTTAGCGGATACATTACCAATCGGAACGGCCCCGGTATCGCTATTAGTTTCTTCGAGTATGTCAAGCGAGGTTATATCCCCGGCCTTATATAGCTCGATCAAAGCCCCGGCCATCTGGATAACTTTTACTATGGTATTCGGCGCGCTCCATTTCGTTATCGTTAGTCTTACCGCTGATACATTATTTATGTAGCTCAAAGCCTGAGAGTATATCCGGCTCGTATTACCGGTAACCGTTATAACCGTGGGCCCGCCTGGGTGGGTAAAAGTAACGGTAAAATCTACTGGGTACTCGTCGTAAACGCTATCGCTCGCTATCAGTATAGCCGAGTACGCCCTGGGGTCGTGGGCTACCTGCAGCCAGGGCGGGGTCGAAAAAACCCCCGAGCCGTCGCCTACGAAATCGTTATTGCCAAACCAGCCCGCTTGTCTCTCGGTATCGAGCTCGGGCATAGCCTTAAAAGAGCCGTCGGCTTTTAGCCCGCTATGGATATAGGCCCATTTATTGCCGCTATACGTTTTACCGTTAAATAGCTGGCCGGTACGGTTTATACGGTTTATAGCCCCGTTAGTAGTTAAAATAACATTCTGGTCTACCACCGAGTTAGCCCAGGTTACCTCTACCATAGCCCGGGGCCGCCTGCATACGTCGGCGGTAGCCGCCGTTATATAATCGTCGGTAAATTTACGGGCTACCGGGCGGCCAGTATAGGCCCGGTTAGCCCCGTAGCGCTGGGCTATTAAATTCTCGTTACGGCCTTCAAGCCAATTTATTAGCACTTAAACGCCCGCGGTTAAGATTCGAAAATAAGCGAAATTATAGTAGCTTTCGCCCCAGGCGCGGTAAATTTCCATACGCCGGTATCCCCGTTACTATCGGCCTGCGAGATATCAATGGAATAGACCCCCGAGCCGTTATCTACTATCGTACCGCTACCGCTCATAGCCGACCAGGCCGCCGCGGCGTCGAGCTTTTTAACGGCGGTAACCGTTAAGCCGGGCTCGGGGTCGCCCGTGGTTTCGTGCAACATAACAAACTTATACTTTGCTATGGCCGTGTTTTTCTTCACGCTGTGGCCCCAGGTGCCGTCGCTATGATCCGAGGCCTTGAGGTCTATACCGGTGCCGGTCTTGATACAATTAACCCCGTTACCGTTTGTCGATCTGGCTTCAAACCTCGCGCCGTCACCCGTGGCCCCAGTACCACTCTGAGCAAGAATACCGTGGCCCGTACCGCCGCCACTCGTACAGAAACCGTGGCCATTACCGCTTATTACCGACCCCGACGCTCTTATGCCGTCCCCCTGATCCGAAACGGCATTAATTCCTATGCCCGTACCAGCCGCATATCCAGAAATTCCGTCGCCGTCTATCCCTGATTGTCCCCTTATGCCATCCCCGTTTGCACCTTCAGCTTCGGCGTGTAACCCAGCGGCGGTTTCGGCATAAGCAATGGCACGGATACCATTTCCACCGCCCTCCCCTGCCCTTGCCCATATTCCGTGCCCCGTGCCGAATTCACTATCATTCGTACAATAGAGACCAGCAGCAGAGACTTTTCCAATGGCCATAATGCCGGTGCCGCCGCCCAGGCCCCCCTCGCTTGACATACCAGCACCTGTTCCCGCGCCTTTTATTTTTAGGCCCCTGCAAGAAGCGCCGATAGCTTCCAAGAAAACGGCGTGGAAATCACCAGAGCCGACCGTTTCGCCGCCGATAACATGTATACCGTGGCCCTGGCTCGACCCCTGGCCGCCCGTTATTTTCAAACCCGTGGCAATCCCGGTAATTTCAACACCGTTACCGGTAGTACCACCATCAATAGTGAGCCCGGCTTTAGAGCCCTTTCCGAGCAGCTCTACAGCGGCCATACTCGCGCCGCCGGTAACTACAGCCCGTAGCGCCGCGCCGACGCCGACCGTCTGGCCGTTACGCTCCAATAACATAGCATAGCTTAAGCCGGTACTACCCGGGGCCGTAGCGTGGACCCCGTGGCCAATAGAAGCGCCGCCCTGCAGGGTTACGCCGTTACCAGAAACGCCGCCGATTGCTTTTAAGCCGTCCGCTGAACCCTGTCCTTCCAGGAGCATGGCTTCAGCGTTTCCGGCCTGTCCAATCGCCCGGATCGCCGCGCCGCTCGTGACACCGCCCAGTATTTTCAAACCGTTACCTGTTCCACCTCCCTCAGAATGGATACCGCAGCCACTGCCGGTACCAGCAACATTTAAACCATTGCCGTTGCCACCGCCAGCAAATAGTCCTAATCCGTTGCCGCTTATTGCTCCGCCAACCGACAAGATACCGTGGCCAGAACCATCGCCTTCGGCGGTTATGCCGCGCCCGTTGGAGCCGGTAGACCGGGCGACAAGCGCGTCCCCGGCGTTGTTTATGATTTGAAGCTGTTTCAGCTTAAACGTGACAAGGTTTGCGCCGGTGAATAGTTCTTCCAGCGTGAAGGAGCGTACCTCAACGGAAAAGCGATAGGTCAATGCACCGGCGCATATAATATGCACCTGCCAGCGCCCGGCGCTGGTAAATTCCCCGGCTCCCATGTTCAGGCCGTATTCGCCGTTGCCGTGTTCCTGCCAATCACCGGCGGCGGGAGCATAAGCGGTCCATCCGGCTCCCGCTCCCAGCTTTTTATATTGAACGGTTAAGTCACCTACAACTTTTCCGGTTTCCCCGGTCTTAAAATCGGTATCATCCAGGAGAACTACCGGATACCATTGGTCGCCTGATACTTTGCCTTCTTCACTCATAATTACTCCATGCCGTTGCGTTGGCCGTTTGCTTGTCCATGAAATTGCTTGCGTGTCATTCTTGCATTGGAAACCGTCAGATATACATTACCGCCGCCTGACGAAACTGCCGCTGAATAGCCCGCTGGCATAGCGCCAACGGAAAGGCCGTTGTTGGTAAGCGCTCCCGTATAGGTTAAAATCAAATAGGCTCCGGGCGCGAACCCGGCCACGGCGGTTACGTTAATTGATCCATCCAGGACCAAGGCCCCGGTCACGGCGATTTTGTCGCTGGTTGTTCCCAGGCCATAAGTTAAAATTGAAGTTGCATTCAAAGTTAATGCGCCGGTGTTCAGGGTCGCTTCGCTGGAAACCCCAGGCTCCACGATACCGCCAGCGGAAACCGATACCGTCCCGGCCACCGTTCCGGTCCCAGCCAGGGTCGCCGCGCTGGCAACCGTCACCGCGCTACTGGCGGACAAACTTCCGGTGACAATTAATTTTCCCACGCTAATCGTTGTCGCGCCAGCGTATGTATTTGCAGCGGAAAACGTCCAGGTGCCTGATCCGGTTTTCGTTATCGTAATCGCGCCCACGGCGGTATCCGCGATCACGCCGGAAATTTCCCCGGTGCCAGCCGTTGAACCCTTGAACTCAATGGTCTTTGCGCCGTCCACATAAGTAAAAGCCGAAGTGAGTTTAAAGTTTCCGGTTCCCCCTTGTTCAATCGAATACGATTCGGTTGTGCCTTCAAAATAAAGCACCCTATCAGATGTATCGCCGGTTCCAATATATTTCAGAATTGGATCAAATGTGCCCATCCAAATGGTGCCATTGGCTACCGTAGTCGGTGCGCCTAAAGCACTTGACCCGCCGGATACGTTCTTAATGGTATTAAATGCAATCGTACCTTGAACGATTTTGGTTATCCCCGTATAGGTATTCAATCCTGTAAGAGTGAGAACGCCACTATTATTTTTTTGAACACCACCGGTCCCTGAAATGACACCATTTACAGTTATGTTGGAACCGCACAAAAATGTCCGTACTGCTGCGAAAATCATATCTAAAGAAATAGTTTGCAAATTGGAAGATAAATTTCTCAAATCCCCCGCCATTGTAATTCGATTGCCGCTGAGAGTGAACGCCCCAGCCCCAGATGCAAATTCAATTGAAGCAAAGGGTGTATCCGCCGCGATGTCATTGCTTGGAGTTAAACGTATTGATCCAGCGAAAACTAATTCAGCATGAGCAGGGGGAGCTACATCAAGAGTCCAGTTGTCTGGAGTAGACCAGTTGTTATTTGCACCACCGCCATCCCAGGTATATGTCATAGATGGAGCTGCACTGTAATATAAATGCCCAACTGGCAAACTAGCCTGAAGACCCCATTTCCATGCTAAGTATCCTTCAATCTGCTGACGTTCCGCATCCGTTATAGTCCCAGTAACTACAATCATTTCAGCGATAAGTCCATTCCACCACTCAGCAGAATAACCCATGCCAACACAAAATGACTGAGTTGTACTTAAATCGTTATTCGGCGTAGTCCCAACACCCTGGGAATTTCCATTTATCCAAAGTTGTGAATCTGGATCGGTGTATTTAGCGGTGTATAGATTAGCGTTTGAGTTTCTGGTCAATCCGTCCCAGTTATAATCATCGCCATAGTGAGCAAGCGTGAAAGAATCCGCATCGCGCCACCCAACATGAAGTCCCTTATCTGTTGCGGATTCAATCGTGCCAGCGAAATAGTTCATTGCCGTTGTCGAATCGCAAAGCACCACTGCGAATATCGTATAGGCCGTTGCATTTATCCAGGAAGCCGCCCCGCTTCCCTTCATATTGTCGTTAGGCGTGAAGTCCAAAGCGTTCTTGCTATTGATTGTTCTGGTTCCGGTGACAGGTTTATCCGCGTCCGTCGCCTGATATACATGACGAGCCGCACCGGACTTATCATTCCACTGCGACACCAAACCACCGGAGGACGTAATCGTCCCCGCGTCATTGGCATCAAGCCAAAGGGCGGTTGCCCGTGATGCTGGTGTCCAATCAGGCACTATTTATAATCCATTAGTTTTCTTGTGATCCAATATCAACAAAAGGGAACTCTCAATCCTCTCTAGCCTAGCATCGAGTCGCTGCTCTATACGATTTATATTGCACTTGTTTGTTTCTATCTGATGTGATTGCGCGCCAGCATTATAAACAATGCCAATAATAAAAATTAAAAGAGCAATAAAGCCCCCCGACAATAAGCCAACGTACGTCCTCTCGACCTTTACATTCATGCACGCCTCATTTCTGACTGCTTTACTACTTCTGCGCTACTCACTTTTAGACCTCTGTCATAATGAATTTAACGCCGCTATATAAATTATCGGTAGCCTTGACTACCCGGGTACGATCCACGGGGCGGGGCACTACCTTATACTCGTCGTACGCTACCGGGCTACTATACATATAGAGGGATAGCGGGGCCGGATTAGCCTTGTAATAAGCGTACCAAAAATCAAGGGTATCAAGCGCGGCCTCGGTTATATAGGCGTAGCTGAGAGTAAATTCCCGCTTTACGTAAAGGCAATCCGATTTTAAAGTACCGTCGGCGGCGCGCTGCTCTCGGGTAGTTTCTTTTACGGCTATGGTAACGCTACGGCCAAAGGGCGAAAGCTTACCGGTCGGGCCGGTCGTGCCTAAATAAATATCCCACTCAATAGCCATTTAAAAGCCTTTTCGCTGATTTTCCGCTATCCGTATAGTATCAAGCTTACGCTCAAGTTGCTTTAATCCCCGCTCGTCGCCTATGAAGGTACCGATATGTAAATGGATATCCCGGGTACCGCCGCCCGCTGCAGCCAGCTCGGGCGCGGGTAACGAGAAAAGCGGTAGCATTATTTCGCTTAGCCTATCGGTTATACCGTCGAGTAAAAGGCCTATTCCGCGCTCAAGTGGGAAAACTATTTCATCCTGGTTACGCTCGCCTATCCGAGCGGTTACGCCCTCTTCAGTGCCCTTAATAAGGCCGCCCTCGTAAAAAGGTAGCGGGGCGGTAGCTACGGCGACGGCCTCAGCCGCGCCCAAAGCCGCTATAATCGGTACCATCCAAGGCGTAGACAAAGCCTTAGATATCTCTACAGCGGTATTAATGGCAATATTGAAAAGGGCGGCCACTTTCTCACGTATAGCGCGCTCGCGCTCCATTTCGCGCCGCTTCTTTTCGGTTTCTTCCTGCACTTTTAAAACAGCCTTTTCCTTATCCTCTTCGCTCATTTTAGAGTTTTGAATAGCGGTAAGTTGCCGCTGCTCTTCCATATCGAGACGCTTTAGCTTGTTATCGGAAAACTTACCGAGTACGCTGTTAAGCTTGTTACCAATAGAGCTGGCCTGAGTAAGTCGGTCTTCTATGACTTTACGGTCTTTCTCGGCCTCTTCTTTCCTGAGCTTATCCCGTATTTCCTGCTCTTTCAGGTAGTAAAGCTCTTTAACGGCCAGGGTATCCGCGCCTAGCTGCATAGCCCGCTGGACCTCGGCGTCGCGCTCTATTTCGAGTAGCTCAAGCTCGCTAAGCTTTAAGGCATTTAGCTGGGCTATGGTAGACTGCTCGTACCTAATACGCTCGTCGGCCTGAGCCGCTAGTAGCTCCTTATGTTTCCCGGCGTAGAGCCTATTAACGGCCTCTACGTCACCGCCTATCTTCGTTGCCTCTTCGACCGCCTTGAGCCGGTCCAGCTCCAATAGTGCCGCTTTATCCTTACCTAATCTCGCAAACTCGTCGTATGTATTTTGGTTAAATTCATTACGCTTTTTAGCCGTCTCTTCGGCCTGGGCCGCGGCCTCTTTTTCCGCGTCTATTTGGAGCTGAGTTTTTTTAATATCCGCGTCTTTTACCCCTAGCGCCTCTTTACCGTCTTTTATCGCCTGCTTTAAAGACTGCGAGAGGGTAGTATTAGCCTCGGCGCTTTCATTTATAGCGTTAGTATACGCGGCCTGATTACCGAGGTCGCGGAAAAGCTCGGCTTTAAAATGCAGAATATTAACCGTAGCCTCTTTTATCTTTTCGCTGAGGCCGGGCACTACGCCGCCGAGCTTATCCAGTAGCCCCAGGCCCTTTAAAACCAGGTCGGTAACGCTCTGTAGTACGCTGTTAGCGCCCTGCATAAATAAGAGCGCTACCTTAGCCCAAAGCGCCTCTAGCTGTACGCTCATAGTAGACCATTGGCTATACCAGTACCAGCCCAGGGCGACCAGGGCGGCGACTATAATGGTAATACCCATAACCGATTTTTGCAGCACGGCCACGGCCCCGGCGTAGCTTAAAGTACCGGCCTTTAAGGCGACGAAAAGCGGTACGAGTATTTTACCCCAGGCTATAAATTTTCCGATTAAAAATATAGCGGGGCCCATAGCCGCGGCCAGCACTACGAAACCGGTTATAGTTCTCTGAGCCGCCGGGCTTAAGCTCTTCCAGGCCGCTATCAAGGTTTCGGTATACCCTACTAACCGGCTCATTAATTTAAGTACCTGCATAGCCACGGGCATAAATATTTGACCAAGCGAGGCCGAAATATTCTTAACCTGGGCCGCTACTATGCGCTGCTGATTAGCGAAACCCGCCGACGTGCGGGTAAAATCCCCCATAGCGTCTTTAGACTGCTCTAAGATAGCCGCCTGGGCGGCTAATATTTTAGTCTGCGGCATTAAGGCGCTTTTCGTGGTATTAATGAGCCCTAATTCAAAAGCTTTTTGCCTCAGCGTCGCATCGTCGAGTAAAACTCCATACTTTCGGATAGGCTCGTTTTCACCGCGGAAAGCCGCCCCGATAGCGGTAATAGCTTCCTGGGGCTCGGTATCGAAAAAAGAGGCGAAATCGGAAGCGAGCTCTACAAACTGGGTACTAAAGTCGACCAGGTCCTTACCGGCGAGCCCGGCGCTTTTTCCAAATATGCCGAAGGTAGAGGCGGCGTCGAGGGCCTGCTGTTTAGATTGACCTATTTTCGTGGCGCTGGTTTCGGCCCAGGCCTCAATTTCCTTAGCCACGTCGCCGAAAATTACCCCGGTTTTCGAGATAGTTTCATTTAAACTCGAAGCGTCTTTTACAAATTTTATCGAAGCGGTAGCGGCGGCGAGCAGGGGAAGGGTAAAAAGCTTAGTGAATACCGTGCCTACATCTGAAACCCGCTGCCCCAGCCGGTCTATTTCTTTTTGGGCTTTCCTTACCTGGCTATCGAGCGCCTTAAGCTCCCGCGTAGTTTTCTCTACGCCCTGGGTACCGATAATACCCCAAAGCTTAAACAGCTCTTTACCGGCTGCCATCTTTACCCCGGGCCTGGTTTATAATTCGCTGGGCGTTTTCCATTGCGTAGTCGGCCTCTCGTTTCAAATCCTCTTTACTCAGCGGCGGCTCGTCCGATAGCCCGAGATTTTTTAGATACTTATTCCAAGGGGGTAGCTTATCCGTCTTAGCTCCGAGTAGCTGGTACGCTGAAAAGGACGCCGCCACGAGCCCGGCTCTTTCAAGCCTGGCCCGCTCTTTAAAAACATAATTCCCCCGAAATAAAATTTCGTCGTATGGCGTGCCGTCTATCTCTGCATCGGTAAGCTTATCCGTAAAGCGTACCGCGTCTTCTAACTCTTTCGTGTACCGGTTTAGCCTCGAATCTTTTTGTATAGCTCCGAGGCTCGCGTAAAAAAATTGTGAAATCCCTTTTCAGCGAGCAGCCGGTCGATAATATAAACCTCGATATCGAAGGGGAGCGCGTCGTAGGCGGCCCTATCGGTTACCCCGGTAAGGTCCATAAACCACGCGGTAACGTCCTCTTCAACCCATTCGAGAAGGCCCTGCATAACGCTTTTAATAAGCTCGTAGGCCTGGTCGCTGCTATCCCCGGGCTCGCCCCCTGCAGGGGCCGCCTCGCCTTTAGCCTTTTCCTTCTTAAGGCCCGGGACCATCGAAGTGAGCTTCGAGTTCCCGGACCTCTCGGCGAAGGCCGTAACGAGCTCGGATAATTTTTTTCGGTCTTTACGAGTTAGCACCCGTACTGCAGGGTACCCCTCGTATTTTTTCTCGTCGGTCACGGTATTTTTTCCTTTCGTCTATCGGTTATCAGGCTCCGGCTGTCGGCCAGATTATAGTCCAGGGCTCCGTATCGGTACCCGCGCCTATTACCGCCGGGTCGAAGTGGGCGGTAAACGTCATAGCTACGACGCCCTCTTCTTTATCGGCGAAGGTGAGCTCGAAGTTACCGTCGGCCAGGGCGTTATCCAGTTTTATAGCCATGCCATCAGAGTCGCCCGAAACCTCGCCCACTATGGTGATATCGGAAAGGAAATCGGCGTCCTCGATTACCAGGGCGCGGGTAATGGCGTCCCAATCGGTATCAAAAACCGCAGAGTCGGAGCCCGCGAGCGCCCGCTTTAAATTTGCGAGGGTATGCTCGATAAAGTTTACCGTTAAGGTAACCTTTATCATAGTGATACGGCGACCGCCCATAACGGGGCCCCGGGCTCCGTCGACCTCCATATCCTTAATTTCCTGCTCGATAGTGAGCTGAGAGCCGCCCCGGGTAGCGCCCAGGAGCGTGCCGGGAGCGCCCAGGTCGGTGAAGCCGGTATAGACCGCGCCAGCGTCAATAATAAAACGCTTATACGTGTCCGCTGTAATCCCGTGTTTACGTGCCATTTTATGACCTCCGTTTTATGGTTGATTTTTTAATGGTTAATCTTAAAATAAATGATAAAATCTACTCCGGCCAATAGATACGCCACGGGGGCGAGGTAAAACCGACCGACTCTTTATAATAGGCTGAAAATACCCATTTACTTACAGCCTCGCTTTTATCTTTTAGAGAAAAGCTTAAATCTTTTTCTGCTATCGGGTTATCGAGTACGATAGCTACCGGGTTATTACTGCCTGAGAGCTGGGCCAATAGGGCTATATTGGTTATCCCGTGGACCGCTGCAGCGTCCCAGGTTTTCTCCGTTATCGTAACGAAACCGCCCGAGGGGGCCGATACTATCGAGTTAGGTATAGCTTTCGCTAGATTTACCTTATCGAAAGAAATAATATTCACTTCTAGCGAGGCTACGACGCCGACTAAATGGTTTTGCCCTACTACCTGGCCCGGTATACCCTCGTAGGGCGTTTCCACGTACTGAGGCTCACGCTTAAAGGTAGCGCCGCCCCTAGTGGCCCCGAGCAGAGTACCGGGCGCGGCGGGGCTCGTAAAGCCAGTATAGACCGCCCCAGCGTCGAGTATCAACTTCTCGAAGGTATCGACCTGGATACTCAAGCGCCTTGTCATAGAGCCGCCCACTGTTTACGGCCAGCGCGGGCGCTGAGCGTAACTACATAATGCTTAATTTTTACGTCCGAGTTCTCGACCTCGCGGCCATCCTCGTAAAATAGCCGGATATGCCCGAAGCGCGGGTCGGTTTCCGGTAAAATCTTTCTATCGCAGCGGTATTCTATGTACGTCGCGAGCTGCCGCAAATCCTTAGCGCTCTCGTTATAGGCGTAGAGGTCCAGGGCTACAGAAAAAGCCGACGCGGCCAGGTTTTCAGGGGCAAATTTATTGATATCGAAAACAATATAGGGGAGTACCGCTTTCTGAGGCGCGGCGCTGGTAAAAATAGCAGGCGCGCCCTCGAAAGACGATATAAGCCCGGTAATATTCGGGTCGCCTGCTAAAAAATCTTTTAACGATTTTTCAAACATTATTAAAAGTACTCCCGGGACATAATACGGATAATTTCGGGCTCGGCCTGCTCTAAAGAAGGCACTACGAAAGGCCTTTTATTGCGCTCTTTCCCGTCGCCGTGGCCGTATTCGAGCAAGTGAGCTTTAAAGTCGGTAGTGCCTACCATAGCCGAGCGGTCGCTTTTCAATAGCCGCGAGCCTATGCTACGCTTTAGCGCCCCCGTACGCCTGGCCGGAAAGCCGCCAGGGTTAGAGTAGCCCTTCTGGCCTATGTTATCCCGCATGACCTTTACGGCGTGCTTAGCAGCGTCTTTTCGGCGCGTGAGCTCATTACGGTCGATAGTCTTAATAATATCCTCGGTAAAAAGCTCAAGGCTCGAAAACTTACCTTTAATTTTCACGCTCACGGTCTACGCTCCTCGGCGACCATAAACTGCTCTATACCCCGCGTCTGCATATCCTCAAGGTGATGAATATAAAAGTAGCGGCTCCCGTATACCACGCGCCCGACCTCGGCTATAGAAATATTCGACCGGGAGCGTATGTAATGGGTAGCTATGATATTCCATGACCTCATTTCGGCCCGGCGCTCGGCGGTTATCGGGAGTATTTCGACCGGTATATTGACGGCCCCCGAGATATCGGCCCAGGGCTCGGAAAAGCCGCCCTCGCCGTCGCTTACCTCGGTCTTGGATTGAAAAGTCGCGTAATGACGGTACCGGCTCGCCTGGCTTTTTTTCTTATTTTGCCGGTCTAATTGCATTAATAAACCGCCATCCTATCGGGCTTAAGCAGGTCGAAAAAGGCCTGGGGTACCGTGCCGGTTTCCGCTTCGCGGTTTTCGTACATCCAGGTACAATACAGATAGATGGCGTTTTTAACGCTCTCAGGCACGTCGGCGGCGGCGGCCCCGTAACCGGCCTTAAACTCTACGATAACGCCGTTAATAGGCCTGAGCGTGACCGACGGCCAGCTCTCCCCGGCGTTAAGAGAAAGCCTGCCGACCTCGGAAATAGTATCTACCGTGTAAAGGGACGAGCTCAGGGTAGCCTCTACGTTATCCTCGTCGTAATACTTTACTGAAACCACGCTGATAAGCGGCGGGCGCGGTAAGTCAAAGCAGCTCGGCGGGAAGCTATCGAAAACTAACCGCCAAGTCTGCTCAATATACGCCCGGTGCTGGTACTCTTCGGCCAGTTTACGGGCCGCCGCTATCCAGGTAGTTACCAGGGCATCCTCTACCGCGTGAGCGACCCGGGCGTGTAGCTTCACGTTGGCGACGGTAACCGGCTCGATAGCCGGGGCCGTCTTTAGTCTAAAGCTTCTCACGCTACGACGTCCTGAGCGCTAAAATAGCGGAGTACCCCGCCGGGGAGCTTTACGAGCAGCTCTTTCCGGCCCATAACCAGGCGCTCGCCCTGCAGGAGCCCGGTAATAAGCGCCTCGCCCCGTGGCTTTACCTTAACGACCTGGCCGACCTGGGCGGCGGGTTTACTCTCGACCGGCCCGGCGGCTTTCTTCTCTTCGACTTTCTTCTTAGCCATACTTTACGCCCTCTCTTTTTAAAGAGAGCGCGCCTAGCTGCAGCGCGCCCCCTCGGTTATCGGTTATCCTGGCCGGTAGCGGCTAGGCGGCCTTTTCGCTTTCGTGATAAGCGTCGTCGAGCACCACCGCGGAAAGGATATTATCCGCGTGGCTATTGGCAAAGCTCAGGCAGAGGTATTTTCCGGCGGGTATCAGGATAGGCGGTACCGCAATAGCGACCGTAAATACGCCGCTCGCGTCGCCTACGGTAATGCCGATACCGTCAGCCTGCCTTACGTCGTTTTTGAATACCGGGACGTTTCCGGCCAGGTCGACCGGCGTAGTGCCGTTAGCGTCGTTGGCGGTAACGAGCTTGAGCACGAGGTCGGCGGCGTTTGCCATCGTAACGAGGCAAAGAAAGAGCAGCCCATTCGAGCCGGTCGCGGAAAGTATGCCTTTCGCGGCCCCGGTGCCCGTTGCCTGGCCGTTAAAAAGGACCCGGCCCGCGGTCTTGATTTTTTCGGGTATGACTGATAAAATATTCATTTTTTCCTCCAGTTATTGATTTTTGTTTTTTCGGTTTCCTGATTTTCAAAAAGTTAGGGGCCCGAGCCGAGAGGGTACCACTCCCAGGCCCGGGCAAAATGCGCTACCTCGCCTGAAGCGTGATATAGGGCGAGGTCTTGAAAGTGGCGCTTGCACGGCTCACGAGCGCCTTACGGGTGTACGGAGCGCCGTTCACGCGACGGATAAAGCGGAAGGCCGTTTTATCCTTGTCGAAGTCGACGTGAATGCTCTGAGCCGTGGTTATACCGCCTTTGGTAATGGCGATATAGTCCGAGAGGTCGGCTAACACGATATCCCCCTTATCGCCCAGGGTCGCCGCCTGCTCGATAGCGACGATAGGCTGCCCCATAAGGGTAGCGTAGGGCCGCTCGGAAGCGCCGCCCGCCGAGATAAAGACCGGGCCGCCGCCGGTACCGACGTCGAGCTTCATAAGCGGGAGCTGTTCCATGACCTGCTGGGTAACAAACCAGGCCGCCCGAGACGCCCGGCGCTGGGGCATCCGCGCCCACATCTTGACGATATTCTCGTAAACGACCGTATCCGCGCTCTGCGAGCCCTCTTTCGCCACTTCTACCAGGGCTCCCGAGTTCATAATACCCAGCGGAATACCGTTTCCGTCGCCGTTGTAGATGGCCTGGTCGAGGGCAAAAGCCATCTCAGCCGGGAAAGCCATCATAAGCCAGGACGAGAGCAGCGCGGCGTCTTCCAGCATTTCGCTGGTAACGCTCACGAGGCCCATAATCTTAGCCAGTTTCAGGTCGAGGTTTCTGAATTTCGGCTGCTTGTATTCGCCCGCCGCGCCCTCGCGTACCCAGAAAACCTGGATACCGCCAAAGCGTGAGCCGTCGGCCCGGCTCTCTTCGTCCACCGCCGGGATATTCGCGGAGTTACCGACGACCGTGAGCTGAGAGCAGCGGGAAAAGAGCTGGCTTTCCGCTTCGGCCTGCTGCAACATGGACCCGATAAAATCGGAGGGCACCAGGAAGCCGCCGTCGGCCCCGGTTTCCGTATTCAGGCTCGCCTCGATAAGCCGGGCCTTACTCTCGTCGTTTCCGAGCTTCGCCTGGGCGACGTCAATCAGCATGGAGCCGAGCGACGCGTAGGGCTTTTTCGCGGCCAGGTCGGCCCCGGCCTTGATCTGCAGGGCCCGGGCCCCGGCGGCGGCGGCGGGGGCCGCTGCAGCGGCGGCGGCGGCCATACCGGCCAGCTCGGCGGCCTTCTCGCCCGAAGCTTTCAGGCGCTTAAATTCGGCCTCAGCGGCGTCGTACTGGGTTTTTTCCTCCGCGGTAAATTCGCGGTTTTCTTTTTCCGCGAGGTCAAAAAGCTTTTGCATAAGCTCGACCTGGGCGGCCATTAATTTTTTGTAATCCATTTTTTTTCCTCCTGGTTTTTTGTTGTTAGGCCCCCAGCATATTAAGCTTATGCCTGTGGCGCTGTTTTAGGGTACTGTTTTTGGGCTTATGCTCTGAAAACTTAGCAGCCGGAAAAGCCTTGAATTTATCGAGGGCGACCTGCACGCCCTTGAAAGTAAAGCTATCCCCCGAGATACTCGCCGCTATTTTCTGCTCCGCTTCCAGGGTATCGGCGAAGCCCAGCGCGACCGCCTCTTCGGCGCTCAGCCAGGTTTCCGCGTCTAGCATTTCCTTGAGCTTCGCTTTTTCTATGCCGGTTTTTTGGAAATAGGTTTCGAGCAGCACGCTATCGGTAATCTTATCGAGCTTATCGGCGAAATCGCGGAAGGCCTTAGCGTCGCCCGCGGCTATCATCCACGGGTTATGTATCATCAACATAGTGTTAGCGGGCATAACTACCTGGTCGGCGGCCAGGATAATGAGAGAAGCGATAGAGGCCGCTATACCGTCTACGTAGGCGACCGTCGGCTTTCCAATCCGCTTGAGCTCGTTATAGATAGCGACCCCGGCGAAAACATTACCGCCGGGGGAATTAACGAAAATATTGATTGAGTCGACGTCCTTCAATTTGTCCAGCTCGTTTTTGATATCTTTGGGGGTAACGTCCTCGTCAAACCATTTCAGGTCGGTAATATCCCCGTAGATATAGACCGCGCCGACCTTGTTTTTCGCCTGAACCTGAAACCAATTTTTCATATTTTCCCCTCTTTAGCGGCCTGGTCTATGAGCTTTTTAATCTCATCCTTAGCCTTTTCCGGCTCCGTGCCTAGCGGTACCATATTTAGCGGCTGTAGGTACGTATCCCCGTTAGCCACGCTGTTTAAATTCAACATACGCCGCACGTCGTTTACCGAAAAGTACCCCCATTGAATACCCTTGCTAAAGCTCGCCGCCATAGAGGCCGCGTCGCCCCGTAGCAGCGACGCCATATTATACTCGAAAAAGTAGCCGGTAGCTCGCTGCCTGGGCGTCAATAGCTGGCTGTTTATATTATCCTCGACCCGCTTAAAGTGGGGCAACATGGTATACATCAAAAACTCAAGGCTCTGCTGCTCGATGTTATTGTTTGTAGACTTCTCAAGGTGCTGAATAAGGTGAGGCTGCACGCGGAAAAACCGGCAAATATCCTCTACCTGAAATTTTCGGGAGCTGAGCAGCTCGGCGTCTATCGGGTTTATGGTAAGGGGCTTATAAGTTAGGCCGTCCTCTAAGAGCAGCGGCTTTCCGGCGTTTACGAGGCCGGTATAGCTCGTACCGAGGTCGGCTTTCAGCCGGGTATACGCCTCGTCTTTTAAAAATTTCGGTATCTCAAAAGTACCCGAGGGGGTCGCGCCGTTCTCGTAAAATTTTTGTCCAAACTTATCGTAAGTACTCCCGAGCCGGATAGTAGACGCGGCGTAGCTTAAAACAGACATTCCCACGAAACCGTCCGTCGAGGGCCCCGGGATATGCAGTACCTCAGAGCGGTCGAGTACAAGCTGGGCCTGGGTACCGGACAGCCGGTACTTAAGCCTATGATCCACGGGGTCGCGGAAAATCTCGTAATTCTCATACGGTAATTGTAAAAGGCCCGCTATTTTCCGGCCATCCATTAAGCGCTCGGCAACGAAATTACCGCCCAGGTTAATCTGGTACATTAAGCACTCTTGAAAATTAAAGCGGCTCGTCTCGTCGTTAGGCGCGTCGTGCAGTACCGGGTATAGCCCGGTATCGTCTGTTTGTTCACGGTCGCCGTTTTTCTGGCGCTTATACTCGTGGATGGAAACCGACGCGAAAGTTTCCGCTAATACCCGGTTACACGCCCAAAAAGCGCTGTACCGAAGGGCCCGCTCTTTACCGATGGCCCCGGTAGCGTCGGCCAGGTCCTCGCCGCCCACCCAGGCGGCTACGTACTGCTCGAAAGCGGTCTGAGAAAATACGGCTTTTAGTCTCTGCAGGAAGTTCATTTATAGGGACCTCAGCGACCGGGTATTATAACCGCCCAGGGTATCGGCTATCATAGCCCGCACGTGCCCGTTAATTATCGAGGAAACCGGGTCGATACGCTCGCGGGACTTACTTTTATTTAGCAGAATGTTCATATTTCTGTCGACGATATCTACGATAGCGTTACCTATGGCCCAGGCTATTACCGGGTTTCCGTCGTGTATGACATTCTTTTGGTATACCTGATCCCTAAAATCTTTCGTAGGCTCTGAGAGCGTCTTAATGCCCTGCACTATGTTCACTACCTCATAGCCTGCCTCTACTAAGTCGTTAGATACCTGTACCGCGCCCCAGGGGTCTACGCAAAACTCCTGTATTACGGCTCCAAGTTCTAAAATAGTATTTTCCACCCAGGTAACCACTTCTTTATAATTGACTACCTCGCCCTGGGTAAGGGTTAGCCAGCCGTCTTTTACCCAAAGGTCGTACGGTACGAGGTCGCCCTTCATTTTCGCGTGAAAGCGGCTCTCTGGCATAAAGGAATGACCGAGCACGACGTAGCGCTTATCGGCGTACGGGAAAACGAGCCCGGCGCTGGTCAAATCGTTTTTAGCCGAGAGGTCCAGGCCCACGAAACAAGACGAGCCCTTTAAGTCGGGTATCTCGCCCCTGCAGGCGGTCCACCGCATAAGGGGCATATAGCCCGCCTCTCGCTGGTTTACCCATACGTTTAAATGCTTAGTCAAAAAGTTCCGCATCTTATCGGGCATAGCCCGGGCCTCGTCGGCGCGCTTTCTTAAATTAGCTACGCCCTCGGGGTAGCTGCATACTATCGGGTTAGCCTTTACCCAATTACGCTCGTCGAAAGGGTCGTCTATTAAATCCCCGGGGGCTACCTTTTTACCGTCCGCTAGTACCAGGTCCTCGCTCGTGGTATTGGTTTCGAGCTCGTGGATATCGCAGAAAACGCTTTCCAGGTCCGTATCGTCGTCGGGGTCCAGTATCCGCGAAACCATTTTATACTCGGTAGTATAGCAGGGGTTATTCAGGTCGAAGCCCGCCGTCGTAATTATGCCCATAAGCGGCTCGGCCCGGGCCCCCATAGCGCTATCAAGAATATCGTAGACCTCGGTCGTTTTATGGGCGTGATACTCGTCAATGCAAGAACACTGAGGATTCAAACCGTCGCCTAATTTTTGATCTTCTTTCGATAGCGCCCGCACAAATGAGCCGGATTTTATATGAGTTATCCGGTTATAGGCCTCTTTCCATTTACCGGCGAGAAGCTTACAGCCTTTTAAAATATTACATATCTCTTCATAAACTATATCGGCCTGCTCTCGTTTCGTGGCCGCGCAATAACACTCAGCGAGGCCGCCGGTAAATACCATAAGCTCGTAGGTAGTGATTACCGCGAGTAGCTGAGACTTCGCATTTTTCCGGCCTACCTGGAAATAAAATTTCTGAAAGCGCCGGTAACCGCTGGCCCGATAGTAAAAGCCGTAGATATTAGCCACGAGAAAGAGCTGCGAGATATGGAATACGATAGGTTTCCCGGCGAGTATCCCCTTAGTGTGTTTGAAAATGGCCGCCCAGGTGATAACCTTTTTTACCGGCTCCCACTTAAAAATAAATTTCGAGCCGGGGAGCTGGGCCGCCTCGTAGTCTTTAAGAAAGCGAGCGCACGCCTGCCGGTGCTTAGTGCAGCACGGGACGGCCCCGGCTATGCAGTCGCGGGCGTACTGCAGGACACTATCAAGCGTAGTGCTGCTCATACGTCAAAGCCGAGGCCGCCCAGGCCGCCGTCGTCTTTCGGCTTTCGCTTTATCGGTAACGTACGCACTTTAGCCGCGGGGTTTAAAAAAATACGGTCCTCGATTTTCAGTATAGCCTCGGCCTTACGGTTTATTTTATCGTCGAGCTTGAGCACGCCGTCGAGCGACGTGAAATAATCCAGGAGCCCCCAAAGCCGGGCGGCGCGCTCCCGCTGGTACTCCGTTTCGGTAAGCGCCAATAACTCGGCGGTATCGTCGGCGGGTAGAGATATAGCGCTAGCCGCCCGGCGCTGCTCGACGAGGTTCTCGTATTCGGCGTATAGCTGGCAATAGCGCCCGAGCACGCCGTTATCGGTCGAGGTTACCAAGGCTAGCCCCGACTTTCGGTATATGCCCGTTATCTCATTCCATTTTTTTAGAGCCAATTTATTACGCCGCACGCTATCGGGCGGGGTGAATTTTACTTCGCCCATATTTACCTCGGCCTCGGCGTGGGCCGCCAGCTCTTCGCTAGTCTTATGAGACTTTGGGTCGTGTATATGGAGCTGTATAGGTTTACGTGTCGGAGCGCCTGCCATAAATAAAAACCTCTAAATAAAAATTAAGGTAAAAAGGGCGTTTTTTCACTCACGGACACCCATATAGAGGGGCCTATATAGGGCTTAATTCGTGAAAAAACGAAATGAAACCGGAAATTTCTACACGCGAAGG